GAGGCACACGCTCGTCGCCGGCCGGGCAAGCTCGTGGCGGGGCGAGGGGCGAGACCTCGTGATCCTGGACGAGCTGCAGGAGCAGCAGGACGAGGACAGCTGGAGCGCGGCCGAGCCGATGATCCGGACGAGCCCGAACGGCATGTTGGTCGCGATCGGCACGGCGAGCTCTGACGGGGCCGTGCTGTTCCGCCGGCTGTACGAGCGGGGCCGACAGGCGACCGCCGACCCGCGCTCCGATCCGCGGTACACGGCTCTCGTGTGGGAGGCTCCCTCCGACGATGACGCCGGCATCCTCGCGGCGAATCCGGCCGAGGCTGACGGGCTCCTGGAGCTCGACGTGCTCCGCTCGACGCGCAAGAGTCAGACTCCGGCGCGGTTCGCGTCCGAGACTCTCAATCGCTGGATCACGGATGACGTGTTCGCGAGCTTCCCTCCGGGCTCGTGGGAGGCGTGCGCGGAGCCCGAGTCGCGAGCTCCGGCCGAGGCCGTGCCGGCGTTCGCGGTGGACGTGGCGCCGGGCTGGGGCCGGGCGACGATCGCGGCCGCGGTGGTGGACGACGACGCCGAGCGGCTCCACGTGGAGCTCGCGCGCGACTGGCCGGACGTGGGCCGGGCGGTGCCCGAGTCTGTGATCGTGGGCGCGGTGCGCGAGCTCGCGGAGCGCTACCCGGGGGCCCGGATCGGCTACGACCCGTTCGGCTCTCCGATCAGCTCCGCGATGCGCCGGCTCCAGGACGAAGGGCTGCCGATCGTGCCGGTCGGCGGGGCCGCGTTCCGCTCGGCGTGCGGGGCGTTCCTCGGGGCCGTGGTGACGCGCCGGCTCCGGCACCTGGGCGATCCGGTGCTCGGGGCGGCCGTCCGAGCTGCCGCGCGCTCCGAGGATGCGGAGGCGTGGCGCTGGATCAGGCGGCGCTCCGCCGGCCCGATCGACGCGCTCTGTGCGGCGACGATCGCGTGCCAGCTCGCGGAGGATGGGGCCCGCTGGCACGGCATCGCCGGCTAGGATGGGCTCCGGGGGCCCGTAGACGGCTCAGGACGCGAGCGCGGCCGGAAGTGGGCCCCGGGCCCATCCCGCGCGCGTCGCGAGCTCCTGGGGGCTTGTAGACGCTCGGCCGCGTGATATTGTCCGGTCGTGGGCATCCTCGACGTGCTACTCGGGCCGACCGCTCCGGCCCCCGTCGCTCCCCCGGCCGAGGAGCTCGCTCGCCGCGCGGAGCCGGCCGATGATGCGACGCTCGCCGCTCTGATCGCGCGGAGCTCGGCACAGCTCGCTCCCTATCAGCTCGTGGGCGTCGGCGCGGTGTGGGCGTGCGTGCGCGTGATCGCGGATGCCGTGAGCGTGGGCCCGTGGACGGAGTGGCGCGGGCTGGAGCAGCTGGAGCCGTCGCGGCTCGTGCAGAGCCCGACGCGGCGGTACACGCGACATGAATGGAGCTGGCGCGTCGCGGCGACCCTCGCGCTCTACAACGTGTGCGCGGTGCAGCTCGTGGGCGGCTCCGACTCCGAGGGCGTGCCGTGGTCGGTGGTGCCGCTCGCTCCGGGATCCTGGCAGCGGGAGGGCGAGGGCTGGCGCGTCAACGGCGAGAAGGTGGCCCCGGACCTCGTGCGCGTCATCCGGCGCGCGTCGCTCCCGGGGCTCAACGATCAGGCCCAGGAGCTCGTCAGGCTCGCGCGGGCCGACTTTGAGGCTGCATGGGCGGCCGCGGACTACGTGGCGAGCTACTGGGCCGAGGGCGGCCGGCCGCCGGTGACGCTCCTCCGGACGGATCAAGACCTCACGGAGTCTCAGGCGCAGACGATCCGCGAGCGCTGGATCGCGGAGCGGCTGAAGGGGCCGCACAATCCCGCGGTCCTTGCTCGGGGGGCCGATGCGCGGCCGTTCGGGGCCGATGCGTCGGGCTCGGAGGCCGTGGAGGCCCGGCGCGAGCTCGTGGCCGATGTGGCGCGATGGTTCGGTGTGCCCCCGCACCTCGTCAATGCCCCGGCCGCGAGCGGCGCTCTCACGTACGTCAACACGGAGGCCGCCGGCGTCGCGTTCGTCTCGTACACGCTCCTCGCGTACACGACCCCGATGGCCGACCTGATCAGCTCGCTCCTCCCGGGCGGGTACATGACCGGGAGGCGCGTACAGATCGACCTCCGGCACCTGACACGGCCGGAGCAGGAGGCGCGGTTCCGCGCGTACGAGTCGGCGCTCCGGGCCGGCTGGATGACCGTAGACGAGGTGCGGCTGGCGGAGGGCATGGCGCCGCTCGGGGGCTCTGCCGCCGAGCTGCCGGCCCCGAGCTCGCCGGCGACACAGGAGGGGCCCGCATGACCCGAGAGAAGCTCGTGGAGCTCGACGCGCGCGACGCGGTGGAGCTCCGGGGCGAGGATGCCGGCGACGGCCGCGAGCTGGTCATCCGCATCGTGCCGTGGGACACGGTGGCGCAGACCGAGAGCGGTCCCGAGAAGGTCAAGCGTGGCGCGTTCGCGGGCGTGGACCCGGCGCGCGTGACGGTGGAGGCGCTCCGGCATGACGGGGCGCTCGTGGGCCGCGGTACGGCTCTGGAGGACCGCGACGATGGCGCCTACCTGACGGCGCGGATCGCGGCGACGGCTGCCGGCGACGAGCTCCTGGAGCTCGTGCGGGAGGGCGTGGTCCGGGATGCGTCGGTGGTGTTCGCACCCCGGGGCTCCAGGTCGCGCAAGGTGCAGGGCGTGACCGTCCGGGAGTCGATGGACCTCCGGCGCGTCGCGATCCTGGAGCGGGGCGCCTATCCGGGCGCCGAGGTGGTGGCGATGCGCTCGGAGGGCGAGGACATGACGGATCAGACTCCGGTGCCGGTGGAGCCGGCCCCCGTGGACGTGGCCGCGATCGTGCGCGGCGAGGTGCAGGAGCTCCGGCGCGAGCTCGCGGAGTCGGCCGTGATCGGGCGGCCGGCCGGCGAGTACGCGGAGCTGTTCGCGTACCGCTCGCTCGGGGAGGCGCTCCGGGCGGCCGTGGACTCCGCGGAGCTCTCGGAGCTCCTCTCGCGGGCGTGGGCCGACCAGATCACGACCGACAATCCGGGCGTGGTGCCGCCGGCGTGGCTCTCGGAAGTCAAGGGCATCGTGGCCCCCCAGCGGCGCGCCATCAACGCGTTCGGCGTGGAGCGCACGGCGTCCGGCATGTCGGTGGACTTCCCGTACTTTGACGGCAACCTCGCGAACCTCGTGGCAAAGCAGTTCACGCAAAAGACCGCGATCGCATCGGCCAAGCTCTCGATCCTGAAGGGCGACGTGGCGCTCGGCACGTACGCGGGCGGCTCCGACATCTCGCTGCAGCTCATCCGCCGGAGCTCGCCGGACTACCTGACGGCATACGGCCGGATCATGCTCGCCGCGTGGGCGGCCGTGACCGAGGCCGGGGCCGCGGCCGCGATCGGCAACGCGGGCCGCTCGACGCCGGCCGAGGATCGGATCGTGGCCCCGTGGGGCTCGATGACCAAGCCCGAGGAGGCCCAGGCGGCCGCGTTCGAGCTCTCGCTCCGAGTGGAGGCGGCGACCGGAGCTCCGGCGAGCTTCCTCCTCGCGTCCACGGAGGCGTATCTCGCTCTCGGAAAGCTCCTGACCCCGGCCCCGTACGGGACCGTCAACACGGCCGGCGTCGCGACGGCGCGGACCCTCGTGGTGGAGCTCTCCGGGCTCCCGGTGTACCACGCCCCCGGCATCGGGGCGGATGCGGTCGTGATCGCGTCCAACCAGCTCGCGGGCAAGTGGTACGAGGATGGCCCGATGTGGGTCTCGTCGCTCGACCCCGAGAAGCTCGGGGAGAATCGCGCGGTGTGGTCGCTCGGCGCGTTCGTGCCGTACATCACGGGCGGAATCCAGATCACGGAGGAGACAGCTCCGGCCCCGTAGGGCTCCTGGATCACGGAGGCATCGCACCATGACCGAGCCCGTGCCGATCCCTGACGTGGAGCCGGCCGTGACGGGCCCGGAGCTCACGGCCGCGCTCGGCGTCGCTACCCCCGACGCCGAGCTCGTGAGCTGGGCCGAGCTCGCCGCGTCGGCCGTCAATGCCGAGGCGTTCGCGTTCCTCGGCTGGCCGCCGGATCACGAGCCGGGGCCGGGGGCCGGGGCCGGCATCCACGCGCTCCTCCTGGTGGCGGGCGTGGAGCTCGTGAAGCGTCGCGATGCACCGTTCGGCGTGACCGGGTTCGCGGATGCCGGCGGGGCCGCGATCAGGCTGTCTCGTGACCCGCTGGAGTCTGTGCGGCCGGCGCTCGCGCGCTGGCGGTATGGCGGCGTGGTGATCGGCGGATGATCGCGACGACGTACGCGGCTCTCCGCGAGCTCGTGGCCGATGCGCTCCCGGGCGTGGAGGTGCCGAGCTCGCCGGGGGCCCGCTGGATCGCTCCGGCGGCCGTGATCGCGCCGGCGGCCGACTGGATCACGAGCTCTACCGTCGTCGCCGGGGCCCGGACGGTGCGCTGGCGCATCGTCCTGGTGTCCGGCCGCGTGGACATGGACGCGGCGCTAGAGGAGCTCTCCGAGCTCGTGGACGTGCTCACGGCCGCGCTGGACCGTGACCGGAGCTGGTCGGGGCCCGAGTGGTCGGGGCCGGCGGCTCTCACGGCCGGGGGCGTGGACTACCTATCGACCGAGGCGACCGTGGAGACACTCGCGACCCCGTGAAGGAGGGCTGATCCCGTGGCGTTCGCTCCGATGTATATGCGCGATGCCAAGCTGACCCTGAAGGTGGCCGACGGCGCGGAGGCCGCGGCCGAGTACCAGTGCAACGTGAAGTCTGCCGCTCTGACGTCGGAGCCCGGCAGCGTCACCTCGTACCGGACCCTCTGCCCGGATGGCGGGTTCTCCTCGGTGGCCCCGTCCACGTGGACGCTGGAGCTCGCGGGCCCGCAGGACTGGAGCGCCGAGGGGCTCTCCCGGTTCCTCTTTGAGCATGAAGGGGACAAGCTCACCTTTCACCTCGACGCGTACGGCTCCGACCACGTGCCGACCGAGGACGAGCCGGCCATGACGGGGACGTGCAAGGCCGTGAGCGGCGCCTATGGCGGCGAGGTGGACACGTACGCGGAGTGGGAGGCGTCGATGCCGGTGGACGGGACGCCGACCCTCGTGACGGCCGCGACCCCGGCCCCGTAGGGGGAGCTCGTGGCGGCGCGCGATCAGTACGCGGTCAAGGTCGAAGGGGCCCGGGAGGTTCGCGCGGCGCTCCGTAAGCTGGAGGCCGACATGACCGACCTGACGGCTCTGCACC